CCGCTCCGAGGTGGGCGGCGCTGGAGCTCAGAACCTAGCGAGAGCGTTCAGCCCGTTCGGCGTCGACTAACTCGACCCTTCGCGATGTCTTCGCGACGATGATCGTGTGACCGAGGCGCAAGCTGGTGAAGCGATCTTGCAGCACTGGAAAACCCAGTGGGAGCTGCTAAACCCGGGCATCCCGATCTCGTACGACGACGAGGTGTTCGAAGCAGTCGACGAGTGGGTGCGCGTGACGATCATCGAGGTCGAGCGCACCAACGCAGCGATCGGCGGAGCGCGGCTTGCCAACACAGGCTTCATCGCTGTGTCGATCTTCACGAAGCCTGGAACCGGCGCACAGCGATCGCGCGAGCTCGCAGACGATGCGCGTACCTGCCTAGAAAACAAGACGATCGCATCTCCTGTTGTCGGCGACGAGCCGGTGTGCGTCTACGAGGGAAAACCGTCTTCGCCAACGTTAGACGGTGCGTGGGCACAGCGTCTGCTGCGGTTCAGCTACCGCTGGGACGCCACCTAGCGAAATCGACCCCATCACCGTCGCAGGCGACGCTGTAGGGCATGACGACGGCCAAAGCTCAGGCGGTTCAGCTGCTCATCTCGCGTGCCACCACCCCAGGCACGCAGCCTACCGTCGACTGGCGCACGCTGCAGCCCAACCCGAGCGGGATCCAGAACTTCATCGCACAGCTCGTGTCGGTCCGGCGGAACCCGCTGAACCCGTTCATGACCGACGAGAAGGGCGACCACGTCGGACTCGACGTCAGCGCAACGCTCGTTCACGACATGAACAAGAGCTTGCTCGACATCTTCGGGCCGGGGCTCCTGCGATCGGTCGCGAAGTTCCCGGGCAACATCACGAACACGCAGATCCACTATCCAACGGCAGTTGCCGCGGCGGGATACACGGTGCCGGCGAACGGCGCGCTGAACAACAAGCTGATCGTGTTCGCGCGCGGCTTCTCGATCGCTGGGAACAACGGCGCCAAGGTCCTTGCCGGCACCTCGACGGCAACCGAAATCAGGACTACGGGCCTCACGGTCGAGGCGCTGACGCAGGGCACGGCATCGGTCGAAGTGACCGGCGTCGAAGCGAATGCAGCGGCCGAGATTCAGCTCAACGCGAGCGGCAATCTGACGTCGTCGGTTACCGACTTCACGACGCTGAACCTTCGCGTCGGGCATCGGATCTTCTTCAAGTTCGGCGCAGGGACGAACGAGTTCGGCATCATCGCAGGAACGCCTGGGATCCACTACGCGACAGTTGCAGCGACGCCGACGGCGAACCTCATCACGCTCAAGTGGCACTCGTTCACGCCAGGCGCAGACGCAGCGACCGGCCGAACGATTCGTCTCTACTTCGGTCCGATGTTCCGCAACGTCGCTGATGGCGACGCGGACTACATCGACGAGCCGGCGTGGTGGGCCGAGCTCCGCGATACCAACGTCGGAACCGGCAACGGAGCGGCGTTCGAGTACATGAAGGATCTCGTTCTCGGCAACATCTCGATCGCGATGCCGACGCAGGGCAAGGTCGAGGCGACACTGGCGATGATGGCACGCGACTACACCGCACCCGTCGACGTCGGCGCTCGGCTCGCTGGTCCCTCGACAGCGTTCCCGGTCATCTCGGGCGAACTGTTTGATACCGCAACAGACATGCTCGTCCATCGCATCCTCGATGATACGAACGCGCAGATCATCGCTGCGGTGATGTCAGCGACACTGCGCATCGACCACGGTGTAACGGCTCGAAAGCAGCACACGATCTTCGGCGCGAGCGGGATGATCTTCGGCAACATCCGACCTGAGGTCGAGATGGAGACCTACTACGAAGACAAGGCGGTGCCGATCGCGATCCGCGCGAACACGACGTGCCGCTACGAGGCGTTGTGGCGTAACGGCCAAGCCGGGGTGATGTTCGACCTGCCTTCGATCACGCTGCGCAACGGCGCGAAGACGTACGCCGAGAACTCGCCGGTCATGATGGCAGTCGGCGCTCCAGCGCATCGCGATCCGAGCAACGTGGTCATGATCATCAATGTGCCACCGTTCCTTCCGACTTGAGGGGTGACGCTGCCGGGTTGTTGGTCCATCTCGAAAGCGCCTTTCCGCCTGCGCCGGCCAGGTCCCCTCAAGAGCCGGCCCCTTTCGGGGCAAATCGTCCCTGCGTTGATTGCGCGTGACCATAAGTCATGGACCTTCAACTCACATCCATCCGCGCGGATCAGACACGCGACTATTCAGTTCACGGTATGCACGTCAACGGTCATCGCGAGGAGCTCGTGCTCGTCGTGCGCTGGTCTGGCGCGAAGGAGTATCAAGACGGTCTCGCGAACCAAGCGCTTCAGAAACTCGAGGGCGCAGAGCGAGAAAAGGCAATCGATCGGCTGATTGCTCTCCACCTGATCGTCGGTTGGAAGAATGTCCCCGTCGGTCTCGACTACACGCCTAGTCGCGGAGAGCAGATCCTGGCGTGGTTTGGATCGGAGGATCGTACTGATCGCCGAACCGCACTCCGTGCGTTCCTGGTCAATGGCGACAACTTCATGCGTCCTGCGCTTGTCGATCCGGTCGAATTGGGAAACGGGTAGCGGCGTGGCTTGCGTGGAGGGAAAGGGCCGCGCCGCATCATCGGTTCCTTCGCTTGTTCCCGAAGAACACTCCGAACGCGGAGGCTCGCGAGATATTCGACGCCGAGCCGGCTCGGGACCCAGCGATGGCGATGTGTCTCGAGGCGTGGTCGGATCTCGACAGCGAACGCGAGTACGGCTACGGCGTGATCGGTCCGATTCGGAGGTCAGCTATTCGAGCGTGGTGCTTGGACGAGAAGGGGCTCGGACGAGACGAGACCGCGATTGTTCTGTTCGTCCTTCGCCGACTCGACGCCGACCGCGCTGAAGCGCTCAACTCGAGGAGATAGTAGTCATGGCCGACTTAGATATCACCGTAAAGCTAGATCCTAACGCTGCGGCAGCGGGTGCGAAGAAGGTCGCCGACGAAGTCTCAAAGACGGAACAGGCGGCTAATCGAGCGAAGCAAGCATACGCAACACTCGGTGACGTCTTCAGGCAAATCGGAGGATATCAAGCGCGACTGGCAGAGGAGGCTGGCAAGGCAAGACAGGCCGTCGACAATCTCGGCACCAGCTTTCGCAACTTGTCGCAGGCAATTGGTAACCAGATGCTGTCGAACACTGCTCGGCAGTTCGACTCCCTGACCGAGGCGATCAGGCGCGAGCAACGCATCCTCGAGCAGATTCACGGTCCGGCTCGTCGATATGCAGACGACCTTCAGGTTCTTGATTCGCTGCTCGATCGAAACAAGATCTCGACACGCGAATACGCAGATCAGGTCTCAAGGCTGAACACTCAACTGGCAAGTAGTCGCATCACTGATACGGGAATTGCTCGAGGACAGGATTTGCTCGGGGCTGAATCGGGCGACAAGCTGTCGAACATCTCCAAGGGTATTGGTGGCCTCAACTTCAAACAGGCCGCTTCGGGAGCACGAGAGGTGTTCTCTCGGTTGAACTCCGAACTCGATCTGATGAACAACAACATCGGTCGCGTCATCGGTCGTACCGCTGAATTCGGCGCAACTGGTGCGCAGATCGCAGGCCCGTGGGGAGCTGCAGCAGGTGCCGTGGTTGGCTTCACGGTATCAAAGATCAAGGGACTCACTGATGCCGAGGCGGAGACACGCAAGCTGAGCGAGGAGCAGGAGAAGCTTGCGAAGGAGTATCACGACGGTGTTGCAGCCGCGAAGCTCAAGGCTAGCGTAGAGTTGCAGCTTGCATCTGCAATGGCGGCTCACGCCGAAGAAGCGGAAAGACTTTCCCAGCGCGAGGAAACCAGAGCCGAAGTAATGAACGCTTCATCAGAGGCGTTGCGCGAGGCATCGGATCGTTCTCGAGCGTACGCAGACCTACTCTTCAAGGTCAACTCGGCGCTCGCGGTACAAATCTCCCTAACGAACAAATTGTACGGCGGAGATCCGACTGCAAGCACGCCGCAGACTGCAGACGAATCTACGTCGGTAACAGCGGGGCGAGGTCTTCGCGATGCAACTATCGACGCCTACGCAGCTGACAAGAGTTATGGAGCGACACTGATACGGCTATCTAAAGACGTCAACGCACTGGCTGATGAGCAAGAGAATCTCGCACAGATCATGGGTGACATCAACGTACCGATAGAAGTTCAAAAGAAAGCGTTCGATGAGTATACGAAGAACGTCAAAAAGAGCCAGAAATCGACTAAGGACCTGTCTGATGAGACGAAGAACTTAGTAACTGATCTAGATCGACTACGCGCTGCGCTTCACATAACCGGAATCAGCGACGCGCAATTCTCCGCTGTGTCTTCAGATCTAGCCGAAATCGATCGAGCGATTCGCGCGGAAGCAGGGCTTCGTGTGTTCGGGGCTCCGACCGCCGGAGCATTCTCTCCTTCATCTGACCTATCGCTCAGCGTCGATGATGCCACCAAGATCAACGAGGCGCAGAACGCTGCGGCTCGTTACCAGGCCACCGTTGACGACCTTGCGAACAACTCCATGGCCTCCCTCAAGCAGGCGGCTCAGTCAGTCGGCGATGCACTCGTCGACGCGTTCATGGACGGCCGACTCGAAGCCGACAAGCTGCTCGACTCGCTCTCTCGGATGCTCCTGAAAGGCGCCGTGAACAATCTGATCGGCTTCGGCTTCGCGCAGCTTGGCGGCGGCGCGACCGGATTCGACTCCATGGTTGGCGGCGGGCGAGGGCCGTTCCTGCCCGGTTTCGCGACGGGTGGCGACATGATGGTTGGCGGCGCTGGCGGCACCGACTCGAGGATCGCCGCGTTCCGGGTAACGCCTGGCGAGTCGATCCACGTGCGCACGCCTCAGCAGCGATCCGAGATGGCTCAGGCTGCTCGGGGCGGCAACGTCAAAATCGTCAACCAGATCCAAGACCGACGCTCGATCCTGCAGAACCTCGACGACGATCGGGACTTCGACCACATCGTCCTGAACGTGCTCCAGCGACACCAGCTGACGTAGACGGCAAATCGACCCGCTGAGCCCCTACGGCAAGACTAGGAATGTGCCGAGCACGACCCGTCCACCGCCTTCGCTGACCTGGATATCCGCCAAGGACAAGGGGGCGGTTGGCGACTACAACCCGAAGACGGGGGTCGGGACCGACGATCGGACAGCGTTCTCGAACGCCATCCTAGACTGCATCGCCAGGGGCAAGGATCTGGTCATTCCGCCAGGAACGTACTTTCTCTCCAAGTACGTTTTGATCAATGGAGCTCGTGGGCTCAACATCTATGCCTCTGGTGGCGTCACGATCTACTTCGGCTCGGACACGCTTACCACTATCTATGACGCGACCGCGCTCTCGTACAACCAAGCTCGCTCTGCGTTTCTGGTCAAGAATTCGCGCGACGTTCGGTTCCACGGGATCACGTTCGTGGGCGGATCAACGTCTGAGATCTCGAACGTCAACGTCGGATGCGGCATCTACGCGTCGCGCGTCGTCGGGCTTCGCGTCACGGATTGCACGCTAAGAAACGGTGCTTCTCTGATTCAGCAAGACTCCATCGCGAATACGAAGTCCTCTCTTGGGAACACACTGACGAACGCTACCGGCGTCGTGACGCTGGCAAACAACGGCGATGCGAACTTCGCCTTCCATCAGGGGATGGTCAACGGATACGTCACGATCTCGAACGCCACGAACCCGGTGAACAACGGTATCTTTCCAGTCTTGGAGGTCGTGTCGTCAACGCAACTTCGATACACGAACGCGGCTGCTGTCACCGAGAGCCCCAGCGATGTGACCTACGAGTGCGATGACGGCGATCGCGATACCATCGTTGACGGAGGCCGATGGGACGGAGCCAGGTCAGCAAGCTACGTCGGCTCGCACTCTGGTTACTCCAACTGCACGTTCGAGCGACCACAGACACCGGACCGCACGGGCATCCCGATTGGTTTCAGAAAGCCGACAGCATGGGCGGCATCCACAGCATATGCTGTCGGCGATCGCCGGACGAACAGCGGCAACACCTACGAGGTGACAATCGCTGGAACGAGCGCTGGAGCCGGAGGCCCTACTGGAACCGGAAGCGCGATCGTAGACAACACCGTCACGTGGAAGTATGTCGGCGGAGGGACGGTCGTACTCATGCCGGTGTTCGGCGCGGTCGATCTGTCTCTTCGTGGCAAGCGCGTCATCATCGCTGGATCAACGAGCGCAGGGAACAATGGAACGTTTCCGATACTTCACGTCACTCCAGCGACAGTGACATCATTCGGATCGATTCAGTTTGCCAACGCAAGCTCTGTGACGGAGCTAGCCGCGCAAGCTGACAGCACCTGGATCGTTCCCAACGGCGAGAAGGTGGGTCTCGGAAACGGTGCATCTGCCATCTCGAACGCTAGCGGCGTAGTCACGTTCACAGCAAGCGCTGCGATCTTCCAGGCGTCCGATGTCGACAAGGCTCTCCGTCTTGTCAGCGCGACGACAATCGCTAACCGCGGCTCGTTCGTGATCACTAGGTTCGTTTCGTCAACGGTTGTCGAGTACGTCAACACGGGCGCCGTCACCGAGGCGTTCTCCGGGGTGTTCACCGTCGACGGGTATGACAGTCGACGAGGCGACTCGGCAGTTGGTCCGGCGATCTCGAGCACGTCGACGGGCACGAGCGCGACGCCGTCGCTGACCGACTCCACGCTCACGATGGTCACGAACGCCTATGCAGGTCGTTACCTGGCAGACTCGGCGGGTCGGCAGTGGAAAATCGTCTCGAACACTGGGACGGTGTTCACACTCGCCGGCACCGGAACGCCGGCGAGCGGAGCGTACACGGTCACCGCCGGCGCGACGTACGGATCGAGCCACGGGATCTATCTCTTCGCTGGTCGCACGAATGTCACGATCCATAACTGCAAGTTCCGTGGTGTCAGAACCGAGTGCATCAAGGTTTCCGGCTCCGCGCTTCCGATTCGAGACATCGACATCGGAAGCAACATCGCGATCGATTGCGGCGCGTTCGCGATCGTCGGCGCCGACGACTCACAGGAGCACTCGTCGATCAACGTCCACCACAATCACGTCACGGATTGCGGCGGCGGTCGCGTGGGATACTCGACCCAATGGGCGATCGGGATTCTCGGAGCCCGCAACGTAAAGGTCTGCGACAATCAGATCCATGCGACGCGAGATGCGGTCTCGCAGCTCACCGACGGCGCATCTGTCGCAGGTCTCTACGGGATCTTCTGCGGCCGATACCTCGCTGGCATCTCGCAGCCGCTCGTCGATCTAACGTGTGATCGGAACACCCTCACGATCGATGCACGGTCGTGTAAGCATAATCGTGTCGCATCGTCTGCGATCTTCGCCGACCGCGTCGGGCAGGTGTCCAAGTGGCGCACGGCGAGCGGTGGCGCGCCGATCTCGCTCACCTACAACGCGGCGGACGACAACAAGGTCACGCTCACCGATGCGTTCGGACAGTTTTCACAGAGCGACGTGGGCTCGACGATTCGCCTCGTCAACTTCGCGAGCGCTGGAAACAACGTCACGGCGACGGTGACCGATGTTCTAGGAACCGGCTCTCTCAAGTTCATCAACGCCACCGGAGTCACCGTCTCCGGCTCGACAGTCGGAACGTACGTGACCAAGCCGAAGGCGCTCAACGTAGGTCAACGATCGAGCACGTGTTCGATCTCGAAGAATCAGATCGCCGGATACGGAGGGAACGGGATCACGACCGTTGCTTGCCTCGGTCCCGAGCTCGTCGGGAACATCTTCTCGGGTGTCGGACAAGCCTTTGTCGACGATGGTTCCGTTGGGTTCCGCGTCGTCGGTTCGCGCGAGGTTGCCCCTACGACGAGCAACGCGAGAATCCAGATCTCATCCAAGACGTCGTGGCCATTCTTCGACGACAACGTGATCACGAACGGTTCGATCGCAGGCGGAAACACGAACCTCGACGGCGTTCTACTGGCGGCGCGCACCGACATGGGCATCGGCGTCGACTCCACCACGCCGATCGACTATCCGCTGTGCGGCAAGCGTGGTCGCATGCGCTCGACGCAGGCCAAACCAGAAGTCGTGATCTCGTTCGGCTCCGAGTGGGTCGACGGAGACAGCGTCGAGATCAACGGTGTTGCGTACACGTACAAGACGGCCTCCCCGGGCGCCAATCAGTTCAACTCACAGGCGTCGCTGATGGCTCTCGTCGGGTCTGGTTTCGTCGCCGAGGACTACGGTACTGGACTCACAGGTGCGCCGACGACCGGCCACATCCGCATCCGAACGACCGCTACGAGCGCGACGGCCGATCTCGGGTACGTGTGGCGTGTGAACACGGCGAACCCGACTGCATGTGTGACGCTGTTCAATGACGTCGCTGGCGGCGAAGCGATCAGCTACTCGCGCGGCGAGGGCATCGCCGGACCGCTCGCAAAGCGGTTCGTCGTGTGGTCGCCTGCGTGCCAGTACAGCGCCGGTGTGATGGTGATGCCCGACGAGTCGACGGCAGCAACGCTGATGGCCGATGGCTGGTACCACGAGAAGGCATCAAAGAATGCCGGATCGTGCGAGGTGAT